GGTGTAGCTGGGATTGAAAACAAACAAAATGTAATAGAGCTTAATAGATTGGTGTTAAAGAACAACGTAAAGAATGAAGCATCATTTTTAGTATCCAAATCTTTAAAACTTTTACCAAAACCTAAAGTAATTGTATCTTATGCAGACACTAAAGAAAATCATGTAGGCTACATATATCAGGCTTGTAATTTTTATTTTACAGGTACAACGAAACCTAGAACTGATATGGCAGCTAAAGATGGAAAACACTCACGACATTGTTTAGGAGATAGGACTAAAAGAGTAAAACGCAGTGCAAAACATAGATATATATATTTAATTGGTGATAAAAAAGATAAGAAAAAATTAAAACAAGATTTAAAATATCCAATTCTTAATTACCCAAAAGGAGGATTACAATGATTACAGAACAACAAGTACAAGCTGCTCTTGATTGGATGATTACCAATGAAGATGCTATGGCAAAAGCCAAAGCCGATTATCACGACTTAGATCGTTTCAGTAAAACTATAAAAGCTGAGTTGATGTCACAAGTCAGCAATAATATGAGTGTGTCAGCAAGAGAGATAGAAGCTCTAGCTAACCAAAGATACATAACGCATCTATCGGCATTACGAGCAGCCGAACAAAGGTATCTACAATTAGAATATAAAATGGATCACAACAAACTGATCTGTCAGTTATGGCAAACTATAAGTGCCAACAAAAGACAATCTGTCTGATTTGTGGAACCGATTGAACAGTCATTCAATCTTACAGGCGAAGTCTTACTATGGGTTAGTGTTATCATGCAGTCAGTACATGACGCTAAATTAGATTTTAACGACACCCAAATACACTACTCACCGAAAAAGACTGGGCCAAACAAGTACGACATCACCGATAGTCATGGCTATAAGCTATCTCAAGCACGACTCAAAGATTATCATAACTGTTTAGAAGCTCGTATGTGGTTTGAGAAACAAGATGAAGATTTTAAAGTTGTATGCTCATTGGCTAACTTACACGGTGACTTTGTGTATAAACTCTATCAGCAAGTCTTAGCAAGTGATGGGGTTGATCCAACCGAAATGCTTAAAAGATTTATGCGTTAGTTTAGTAGTGGATTACTTTGTTCGGTTTTAAATTCGTTTAGTCTTGCTTCTAAGTAATCTAAGGCAGCTCCATTAATCTTGATGTCACCTCTTAGTTCTTCAATAGCTTTATAAACTTCAGTCAAATCTACTTCTTGATTTACTACAAACTCTTTATCCTCAATAACGTCTAGTCTTTGGTTAAACGTACCCCAAGTATAAAACCCTCCACCAATGGCAGATACGAGTGCGATTAACATTCCAATAGTTTGTAATTTAGATACCATTCCTTGCATCAATAAGCTCCTTTAATTTTCTATATGCTTTGTTAGTTTTGTCTCTAGCAACATCCATTTTGACTTCGTGTTGGGCCACTGGATCTATCGTTGCCATTGATATTTGATTTTGATAAATAGTTTTGTCATAACCCACTAGTGCAACTTGGTCAAAGAACGCAGGATTGCCACCAGGTAGTTGGCGGTTATCAATCATAGCATTGTTAAGTGCCGTGTAAGATGACAAGTCAGGTTGATTAGCAGTCATCTCTTTACTTAAAATAGCATTGACTACATCTAAGGTTGCAGTGACCTGTTGTATTTTACTAGTCACTTGTTCTTTGATAACTCGTTCTATGTTAGCTATATCTATTTTAGGTTTTTCAGTAGTTATATCTTCTTCCACTGTTGCGTCAGGCTTTGACTCAATCTTTGTTTCAACTGGTTTCTCGACAACTTCTTCTTGTTCGGTAGTCTTTGGCTCTGATACTGGTTCGTCTGCAACAACTTCTTCGCTACTGGGTTGTTCTTCAATTTGTTCATCTATTGCTTCTTCCATTACAACTTCTTGCATGGGTTTTTCTTCCATGATGGGTTCAGGTTCAGCCGATGCCATCATCACAGGTTCTTTAATATCTTCGATTGGTGTTTCTTCCATAGGTGGTTTTTCTGTCACAATCTCCATAACAGGCTCATCCATAGGTTCTTCTATAAACTCAGGCTCATCAGTAAACATCTCAACGAGTTCTTCTGTACTCATTGGTGCTACTTCAAACATCTCCATATCATTTGGCATACCAATATCAAAGTAGTCAGTCTCAGGCATACTTAGTTCTTGGTCAAATACTTCTATGTTTTCGAAGTTAGGCATCATGTCAGTGGCATCCATTGACATAACTTCTACTTCAATACTTTCAATCTGCATATCATCCATACTGATCTCCATTGGAGGTAACTCATACATTACAGGCTCGAAGTCATTTTCTAATTCTATTTCTTCAGGCACAAAGTAAGTGATAGTTTCAGGTATGGCATACACCACAAATTCTTCAGGGATATAAAAATCTTCAGGTATGTTTTGGATAACTTCTTCTACGGCCGCAAGTTCTTCTGTAGCAGGACAAGTGCTTGGTACCTTTTGCCAACAATACTCTATTGTCGTGACAGTGGTACTAGACAAAGCTGTGTAATCAACTGTTGCCATCGGATTAGTTACATCCACTCCAGCATGGCCTCCGTTATAACCTGCTTGATTATTGTTGGTAATGTCAAAATCAAAACGATACGTCATAGTACCGTGAGTCATATTAGGATCAGCGTTCATAATTAAAGTATTACCGTAATTATTTAACTCATAATTATGATTGGTAGTATCGACAAAGGTTGTGCTTTGGGTAGTAGTGTCAACACCGTTGGATGCAGTTTGAGTCATGGTAACGATAGACTCAACATAGTTCCACCACCTGATGTCAGCAGTAAAGTTAGAAGTAAAACCTTGTTTCATTTCTTCTAACGTCAAATAGTCTGTAGAGTTTATAACTGTTTCTGCGTAAGTGTTTTCTTTACCAGTCAACCAAGTTGAATGATCCAAATCACTGTTGTCAGGAAATATTGTACCATTCCAAGTACCATCATCAAAGTCTTGTGATATTAAATTACCAGTCGTTACAGGATTACCTGTAGTAACGGTAGTGATAGTAGTGGTGTCACCTAAGTTGGGAGTGTCAGGTAAAACTACGTCTGTTGCTTTACTCGTTACCGAGCTTAACAGTACCGCCAGAATAAGTAATAATATCTTCATCTTCTTCTTGCTCCAAGTCTGCTATTTTTTTATCGTCTATTCTTGTAGTGTAGTTTAAGTTTTTAGTGTACTCCTCATAGTCAGGTCTTAGCTTACTATAAAGTTTCCATTTTTCTTCAGCTTCAGCACCTATGCTTCCTAAATACGGACAACTCGTACCCGCCATAGCCATCGCCTCAAACACCATTGGGTTTTGACAAAGTAATGCAATACTTGCTACACGCATATTCATATCATGTAGGGCTTTTGCAAGTTTAAGTCTTTCGCAGTTTAAATCTCTTTTAGAAGTACCCATAGATACACCTAAACCAAACTTCTGTACGCCACCTACTACCGCTATGCTACATACGTCTTGTGACATATTAGATAAGCTAGGTGCAGCAGAACTAGGCACGACACGTTGATCGCCAGTGTATGCGTTGTTTGTGGTACTGTTTGTAGTGGTTGTGTTAGAAGATGAACCTGATTGATAATTAGTAGTGGCCTCTGAATGATAGCCACCTGTAATAGCGGTGTTCGTTGCCGAACTACCTGAAGTAGACTGTGTGTTAGTAGTCGATCCTGCACCAGTAACATCTGCTATTGCAGAGTTCATCAATGCACTGAAACCCCATAACATACATACTGTAATTATTACAGCTATGCCTATACTTCTTATCATACTTCTTCTCCGTATCTGCTCTCGCAATAAAATTCAAAACCTTGCATATTGTCACCATACTCAAGCAAGTGTGGAGTCAGTAACTCAACCTTGTTCTCAGTGATAAATTCCCAACACGCCCATGTATCGTTAAATGTTTTAAGTTTATATTCTCTGCTGTATTGATCCCCACCATGAAATGTAAGCATGATAGTTATAACAAAGAACATCATTTTTTAACTAATGATCCACCGAAGTATAAGCCAATAATAGCTGATACGAGGTTAGTATCTAATGGTGTTATGACGATACCTTTGTGTGCCATTGGTACCCATTGCATAACATCTTTGCCTTCAAAGAATAAGAAACCTGGTTTCCATTCTGTATAACCCACAATTACGTGAGCATCAGGTGAAACTAATGGTAGGATCTTTGGTAAGACCACAATAGCAAATACTGCTGTTAAGGCGATAATACGTCTAGTCCATTGGAAGCCTGTGTTTTCATATTCACGTGCTTCTTTAAATATCTCTGCTTGTTTATCAGCTCTTGCTAATAACATCTTTTGCTCTGCTTGTTTTGCTTTGATAGACTGTGACCATATAGTCATCACTCCACCAAGCACGGTACTACCGAGCATGGTAATCATTTCAAATGGCATTAGTGCCTCCTATTTAATTGTATAACCTGTTGGTTGGGTAGATAACATCGGAGTCTTTTCAGCTTGATTTCCTGCAAGAATATCTTCGATGTTTTTATTTATATACCAAACGACTGAACCTATAATACTATCTCTAGTAAAGGTGTCTGAAATTTCTTTTAGCGGACAGCCAAACTGCAATAACAGTGATACCGCTTTACCTGAACTCCGTAACTCTCGGTCTAATGTTGATTCTGATTTTTTTGTTTTCACCCATACTGCTACAGGTGTAATACCTTCTTCATCTAAGACATAATCAAGAATAGCATTAAGTGGGTTATCATCAACTACCATTCTCACATTTGCAGAATACATCCTATCAGGTACTTTAAATCGTGCCACGTTATTCATTTTCTATTTCTTTTAACATTTGCAATACGTGTATTGCTTTGTCAAGGTTTTCAATACGTGAGCCTTTTTGTCTTAAAATATACTGTATGGCATCGCCTTCAGCTTTACCTACTTTGTTTTTTATAAAAAATTCCATCAACTGTATTGGCCATGCTAAATAATGTTCACCACCTACTTGTTCATCAAAAGCACTCATGGACACACTT